CCATAGGGTATTTACCTATACCGTAATGGAATTTTAATTCTTTAAACGGAAATGCAGGATCAAAGGCAGATGGAACTATACGTATAGTCTGTTTGCCAAGTTGAGGTTTCCAAAAAATTGTAGAGTAGTCAGTTTTTTCAGTCTGCTGACCATTGTTGTTTAGCGCATCAAGTTTTGAGCGAATTGCATTTAAATCCATATAACTATTTTAATTATTTATAACTTATTACTACAATATAAGAACTTTATTTTAGTTCTGCAACTCTAATATACGAAAAAGTTTAGTATTAACTCTTTTTAATTCTGGACCTTTTGTAAGTAGAATGCAGTTGCGGTAATCGGTCCAGTTTACTTTAAATGATGTATCTAACTCTCCTCCGTTTAAATCCTTTATTAAGGTATTGAGAGCATTTATAGTGTAGAGTGTGTTTGATTCTTTTTTTCTATGAACCAGTATAGTATTTTCTATAAAGTTAGAAACATTACCAAAATCAACGTTGTATGTGCAAATATATTCGTCTTGGCTTTTAGAATACAAAACAAATATTTTGCTATAAATTATTTTATAACGAGATTTAATATTGTCCAAAACTTCTTCCAAAGAATCTTCGGTAGCAAATGTACAAAATAGTTTGTTACTCATATCTAGGTTGTAGGAAAAGGTTTCAATATCGTAATCAAACCTTTTAATTTCTTGAATTTCTTCCATATATAAATATCAAACTATGTTATAAAACTAAATTATTACTGTATTTAAACTTTACGGGGTACTTATTAGATTCTGACATTATTTTCTCTAAATCTTTTAGAGTGTCTGGTCCATCCTCTTTTGAAAAATCGAACAAAATAGCATCGTATGTATAAAGTGCTATTTTAGTCTGTTTATCTTTTAAGTATCTCAGTACTTCTTTTAATATAAGAATATTTCTTGATGTCTCCAAACTTTGCATCATATAATTCATAAGCTTTTGTGCATGCATACCTTTTAACTGTGTGGTAAATGCTTTTCCAGATTGAGGATTACATACAAATCCTGATTCTTTAAATGATTTCCACATTACGTCTATATACTCCTGAATTTGTTTGAATATTTCAAGTTCTTTATGTTCATCAGGTATTTTTCCGTAAATAGCCTGAAAGTTAATTTGTTTAGCTTGTGTATACTCCTCGTCGGTTATTTCATCTTTACCGAAATAAAGCTTGGCTAACTGCTTATGGGCAGACTCAGACGAAAGTGGAAAATCAATTTGATCAGCCAATAAACGCAAATGATAGCCGTCAAAATCAAACTCCACAAAGACATCTTTCGTTGGCTTGAAGGATTCGCGATGCTGTGGCGTTTTAGGAATAGCAGCGTAATTAACGCTATTAAAAGAATTAGTGGGTCTAGATGTAGCATTATATAAATTGTATGAAGTTAGTACCTTATTGTCTACTGTATTGTATTTAATATCTTTAGGATTAAAAAGCTCTTTATATGCTTCGTAATATATTCCCAAGCCATTCTGTTCTATAAGAAAAAATACATTTGTTGCAGTCTTGTTATAGAAATCAAATCCATCAGGAATATCAAAGTCTATAACTCCTTTAATAGAATCGTATAATTTTTCAGAAGACTCGTATAATTTTACAATAGGAATAATCTTATTAATTTCTCTGAGGTCTCTGAATTTATTATAAAAGTGATTTATGGTCGGAAGTTCTTTTGAATACTCTAATCTATCGTATTTTGTCATTGAATAGAGTAATGATAGATCTATGGCTCCCTGTAAATTAAAGTGATAGAGGAGGTTCTTTTTATCTAATGTGTATAGTGTACTTGCTTTTAATAGAATGGCGTAGACACGGTCTTTATCTACGTTAAGACCTTCGCTATGTTCTATAGGAATAATAAAACCATGCTTGCTGTTTAAAACTCTTATGTAGACAGCTACTGTTGAAGTAAGTTTAGGATGGTATAAGTCGTTTGTAGAAATTACATCTACAAAACATCCTAATTTCAATAAACTCTCTAAATGGATTAATTTAGATTCTTCTTCTACTATATAAAACACTTATAAAACTTTTTATGTAATATAGTAAAAATATTTTAAACTACAAACTATGAAGGGGAAGGAATATCAAATGTAGTATTTCCTTTAGGAGTAGGTGTAGTTTTATCACCTGCTATTTTAGATTTTGGTACAAACTGAGCGTAATCTTTTATATAGTCTTGTAAACCTTCTATGGTTTGACTGGCCTGCTGTATGGTTTGTCTATTTTTAGTTTCAGCACCATCAAATCTTACACCGTTAAAGTATACATCTTTTGCTGGTGGGGTTAGAGTCCAGTCTAAAGAAACTTTTTGGGTATAGAGATTAGTTTCTAAATTATCGAATTTACCTTTTGTAATCTCTACAATATTTTTAGTTCTTTTATCTTGAAGAAAATATCTTTTGAACGTACCATTTGCCAGCTGTTTTTCGGTAGGAGGTACAAACTCTACTTTAAAAATAGAAGTTTTATCATCTCCATGTTCGGCTTCTAATCTATCTAATGATTCTAAAGGTTGACTATCAGATGTTGGTTTTGTACCGCTAAAGAGTTCTCCTTTATATGTCTCAAAAAAACTTCCTAGAAACTGTTTTCCGGTTTCATCTACTACATTTCCAATAGCATCTTTGTCTGGTGTTTTTATTTTAATTTTTGGCAACCACATACTAACTTAAAATTTTAAAAATAGAACTATCTTTTAACCCTTTTGTAAATACATATCTTTCTATATCAGGCCAGTTGTATGTATATCTTCCGTCAGGAGCAGTTTTATATAACTCTAAACTAGAATTATCTGCAAAGAATCCGGCTTCCTGTATAAGTGTTTTACCTAACTTTTTAGTGTTATACCCGTTATAGAAGAAGTGTATATTATCCTCGTAAGATGAAAAATTACCTCCCCACCCAATGTTATACTGAGCTGCTAGTTGAGGTATACCGCTCTGCTCCCAATTTGCTTTATCGCCTTTTTTGCGTAAAACTGTACCGCTGGGGAGAGTTACGTTCATATCTACAGACATACCGTAATTGTGGTTAGAATTTCCAGGTTCTGCATTACTACTATTATAGGAAGGGTCAGTTTTATCGTATTTAAGTTGATATGATCTCTGTAATGACCTAAAGGTAGCATTTATTGTTACAGTGTATTCTTTATATTCACTGTATAAACTTTCAAAGAAACCTCTAAATGCGTTTTGTATTTTAGAATCGTTATTCAATCTTGATAAAAACTGATCTATTGATAATTCTCTACCGTATGTAGAAGTGCTAACAGCTACTCCTCTTACTTTTTCATTATCTACTATCTTAAACGGAATGTTTTGATCACCAACTTCTCTTTCACCAGATAATGCAGCTTCTAATTCTTCCGAACCTAAGAGTTCATCAGTTTCGTATGTCTCAGTGATACTACGTTTACCTATGATGATAGTTTGTGCTTTTAGGTCGGTATTCCACTTATTATTTTGGACTACATGAGAGACACCTGTTATTAAGAATCCAACTACACCGTTATATTTAGCTGGTAGTATACCTTCATTTAATATGAAGGCTTGTCCTATTTTTATACCCCCTAAACCGTCTAGAGTGATATCTAAATCGAAAGGAATTATACCTGCTGCACCTGCTTTAGTATTAGAGTTATTATACTTACGAACAAGGAATTGCATTATATCTCTATGAACTGATCTTACTCCTTCAAAAGTTTCTTTGTCATAACTTTTGGATTTATTAAAAGTGCCTATTACTCTGGCAAGTTGAGTGACGTTTGCTAAAATTCTTTTCTTTTTAGTTTCTAAACTTTCACCTGCTTTTACATTTCTTTCTTCTACTATCCTATCTTTTAAACCTTCGTTCCATCTAAACATATTCTCAACATCCTCTCCCACATCTGTATTAGATGCCTGTGCTGATATTGCAATCATAGAGGAAATGTTTGGAGATAATTTACTTGAAAGAGATATATTAGTAACAGTAGATTTTAATCCGGTTACATTTAGTAGCGATTTTTTTACATCACTTTCATTTGGTGTTAATCGTCTGTCTACTATATAATACATAAACTCTTCTTCTTCAAAATGAAGTCCAAATTCGTTTATATCTCCTAGGTTGGAAGTTAATCCATTTAATAATCCTTCAATAAAGTTTAATACCGTTGAAGTAGATGATGAACCTGCTATAACTGAATCTAGGGTTGAAAGTATGTAATTAATACTGAGGTATATGTTGAGTATACTTGAATCTCCTCTTTCACCTGTAGTTTTAGCTCTATTAGACATTTCATACTTTAACTTAGCATTTTTAAACTGACTAGTTTTAGGTAGAACTGCTACTTTTGGATCTAAAGCTATGTGATCTGGAAATGTTAAGAATACGCTTTTGTCTTCTTCTAAATTAAATCTAAAAAGTTTTTCTCCATCTTGATCTTCTAAAAGGAAAGATACATTAATTAAAGCCAAAAGATCCTTTATTCTTATATAACGAATTTTATCTTTTTGTTTTGTTACCTCTCCTTCTTCATCTTTACTTGAACCTGTAATCCCAACTCTTAAAACATCTATTTCATCATTACCAGTCTCTTTTTTATACCTATTGTATAATACAGGTGCGTAGGTGTCAATACCTGCAGCTATTGCTATAAAAGCAGCTCTAGATAGAGGAGGATTGAATGAATCGTTTATATTACCGCCAATAGGGGTAGAGTTGATAGTTTCTAAAAAATTATGTAAAGGTGTCTTAAGTTTAGAAGGTTCTTTTTCTACTGAATTTGAATCTTCTGTGTTATCCCCGCTTTGATTAGGGTTTAAAGCTACTTTAACCGATTCAATTAATTCCCCTGATGATATAACGGTTAACTTACAGTCATAACCTCCATCGGTTCTGTACGACCATAAGAAGTTTTTTATAAAACCGAATACAGCGTCGTAGTTTTGATTGCTATCTTTTTTAAGTTGTTTTATTTTTTCTACAACTTTCCCTTTAGATTGATTTCCTGTGAAATAATCTCCAACTGTTATTGGTGCTGATTTTTGAACTTTACCTTGATTATCTAAATATAGAGAATGTCCCCACTCCAAAAGAACTGAAAATCCAGGTCTAAGATAAAGCTGTTCTATTTCGGTAAGCTGTTCTACAGACCATACTTGAAAATCTATTGACGCTTCTCTTAAGGTACCAAATCTATTTTTAGAATCTATTCTAAAGCTTGTAATACCGGGCATTGGTCTGAATCCTATACTTTCGTATTTGTTGTAAGCTGTATTAGAAGAAACACCGTTAAAGTTTATACCGCTTTTTGGAGTTGTACTATCGGCTTTATATGAACCGCCAAACAGAACATTATTTTTTGCAAGTGTAGCACTTCCGTCAACATTTACAGAAGAAGATAGCTTTACCCAGCCTGTTTTAGAGTTTAGATAAAGTAAATCATCTGTATCTCTTCCTGATCTTTTGGTATATAAAGCCTCTCGTTGTTCTAATTGCTTAAGAACATCCTGATCTAAAGGACCTCCAATTATTGAACTTGCATTGTAACCTGCTGCCATTATCTGTTTGCATTTGTAGTATTAAAGAGTTGAATTACAGCTTGCTTATCAGCCGGTATTCGTAACTGTACTCCTGGTTTCACAACCAAAGAAGCTCTTTCTGAATTATTAGCCGAAGCTATAATCCACCATAAAGAAGAATCATTGTAAAACTGTTGTGCTAAAGTATCGTATCTATCACCTCCGGTAGTCCTAATGTATGTATCATCTTCAGATACAGGAATGTATGGGTAGACAGGATTTTTTATGTACCGTTTACCTTCTAAACTTGTGGTTCTTTTTATGGTTTTATATCTATTCATTTTCTAACTGCTGCTGAGATTTAAGTCTATATGCAGTTTCACTATTAGCTCCAAGTATTTCAGAAGAATTTTTAGGTTTAGTAGTTCCATCTATATTAAAGAATCTAGCTGCATTTCCTCCAGGGTATTGATTGGTAATATAATGATACAATCCTGTTTGAGGGGTAAAGTTATGTATAGGTTTAAAATTTACTTGACAGTCTAAAACGTGCGGTAACTCTTGCATATCATCATCAGTATCTCCTTCTGGGTTCTGAAATGCTATTTCCCATGGATAGTCTGTCTGCCAGGTATAATTTACCTGTTCTAAGAAACCTGGTAATGCATATACATAATCCCCTACTGTGAGCTTTACTAAAGTACCTCTCATAAAATTATTTGAATAAGTAGGTGCTGTAGCAGAAGCCAGATATACCATTTTTTGATACAGAGGCTGCATTTCATGTCTTGAAGACGCTGCAATTTTAAATCCTAAACTAATACTTCTATCAAATCCCCCATAAGTGTGAAAGGCTTCCCCTCTACCTAAATAACTATTTTTTGACCAGTCACCGTTATAGCTGTCATTGAATGAATCTAAAAATGCTCTAAAGTAAAGTATAGTCTCTTCCTCAGGGGTAATAATCTCAAATCTAAATTTTATTAAATCTCTACCTTTACTTGTTCCAATCTCTTTTCTATCAGATGCAGATTCTAATTTTATAGGCGGTAACATATTGATACCGTCAACCGTACCGGGTTCTAATTCAGAAGTATAACTTGATAAATTAGTTCTCCCTGCCTGGTTCCCTAGATTAACACGAGTTTCTCTTTTTATTTTTTGATCTGTATAGTCGAGACTGTAACTTTTAGTACTGTCTTTTCTAAAATCATCTACTGTAATTGTGCGGTTTTCAGTAGTTACTATTTCTTCTATATCGAAAGTAGTTTGCCCCAATAAGTTAGTTGGAGTATCTGCTGTATAGAAAGAACCTTCATCTATAAATCCTCTAAAGAAATGTGTACCTGTACCGTTTACTGGTATTTGAGCAAGTGTTGAAGCAACAAGCTTACCAGTAGTTAAAGCAGTCTTACCTAGTTGCTGTAAGATAGCACCTCCTGTTGTTTTACCGCTTGCTTTAGCTTTTTTAATATTTTCACTCAGACCAACTTGTTGTAATAGAGCTTCGTTTCCTAAATACTTCACTCCAGAAGGAGATATAAAGAATTTGGAAATACGTTCAAGATCATCTATTCTACGGCTTACTTGCAAACCGATGCCTTGAGGTGAGGGATTTTTATTAATATCCTTTGTTACAAGCGGTTTGTTAGCACCGTAGCTTAGAGACTTGAGATTTTTAACTCTACTGTCTTCAAGCGATCTAATTAATGCCATTTATGATGGTTTGTTGTCTAAGTATTTCGATGGTGTTGATCCATCCAAATCTAATCTAGAAGGAGTACCTTTACCGCCTGCTACAGGTTCACCGTTGATTGAATAGGTGTTGTGCTGTTTTGACTGTTTAAAGTCTGGTGTTGATGGTGTAAGACCTCCTAAACTGTGAGTTGATGGATTACTTTCAAATGATGATTTAATTCCCATGGTTATTGTTTTTATTATAAATAGTTACTAAGCAGTGGATGATCTATATGCTCCAATATTTAATGCCATACCGGCTTTATTACCGTCTATAAATACATCTCCTCCTTCTTT